GCTCAAACTACTATGGCAACGCAACCTGTTGGACAACAAGCAAATCTTATGGATGCTCAAAGTGTTGCAGAGCAAGTTAATACATCTTTAGATACACTACAGACTGCTTCAACTACACCTGATGACCCAAGAGCACAGGTATTAGCAGCACAACAAACTGCATCAAGTGTGGGGAACTTATCATCTGCTCAAGGTAATGCTATATTAATGACTAACCCTATGCAGAGACAGATACAGGCAGGAGAGCTTGTTGACTCTGTAGCAAATGCAGACAAAGCATCTAAATTTACAGAGCAGGTTCAAGCTGCAACTGCTACACCAACTGACCAAGCAACTGTTGCAGGACAACTAGCAAGTCTAACTGCTAACTTTGATGCAACAAACCCACCTGCATGGGCAGCAGGAGCAATCAGAGGTGTCCAAGCAGTGATGCAACAAAGAGGATTGGGTGCATCTAGTATTGCAGGACAAGCACTTATTCAAGCTGCTATGGAATCAGCTATACCTATAGCACAAGCAGACGCAAGAACTGTCGCTAGTTTTGAAACACAGAACTTATCTAACAGACAACAAAGAGCTATGTTATCTGCTCAACAGAGAGCAGCATTTATAGGTCAAGAGTTTGACCAAGGATTTCAAGCAAGAGTGCAAAATGCATCTAGAATTGCAGACATAGCAAATGTAAACTTTAATGCAGAACAACAGATAGCTTTAGAGAACTCTCGTGCTGCAAACACTGTAAACTTAAATAACTTATCAAATCAACAAGCATTAGTGATGGCACAAGCATCTGCTCTAGCTAACTTAGATACTGCTAATTTAAGTATGAGACAACAGTCTGCAGTGCAAAACGCACAAAACTTTTTACAATTAGAAATGGCTAACTTGTCAAATAAACAACAGACTGAATTGTTTAAAGCACAACAAAGAACACAATCTTTGTTTACAGATCAAGCTGCAGAAAATGCTAGAAGACAGTTCAATGCATCTAGTCAGAATCAAGTAGATCAGTTCTTTGCTAATCTAGGAACACAAGTAGCACAGTTCAATGCTACACAAGCAAACGCACAGGCACAGTTCAATGCAGGACAAGCAAACACTGTAGAAAGATTTAATGCAGAACTTAATAATCAAAGAGATCAGTTTAATGCTCAAAACCAACTAGTTATAGGTCAAAGCAATGCACAGTGGAGAAGACAGATAGCCACTGCAGATACTGCAGCAGTCAATCGTGCAAATGAGTTAAATGCTAACTCACTTCTTGGTATATCAAAAGAAGCCTATGATAATCTTTGGACATACTATGCAGATACAATGGAGTGGGCATGGACAAGTGCAGAGAGTGAATTAGATAGAATCCAAAAATTAGCAGTTGCTAACTTACAAGCAGATTCAATGAAAGAAGCTAGAGCTATGGAAGCAGACGCAAAAGCAGCATCAGGACTTGGAGGTATGGTTGGAACAATACTAACTGCAGGAAAAGATTCTTTGATTGGAGGATGGTTTAGTTAATGGCTAATTATATAGATAATAATCGTAATACTTGGTTTACTCTTAATGAAGAATTAAAAAGAATGGGTAATACCCCTGTAAAAAAGACTAAACAAAGTTTGCTTCAAAGAAAAGATAGAAATGAATCAGATGACATGTTAAGCACAAAGCAATACATGTTAACAATAAGAAATGCTTTCAAAAGGAATATGGAAGCAGAAGAAGAGGTATAAGAATGTCAATAGAGTTAGAACCTGAATTAGATGCTCCTATTCCGGGAATGTCACTAACACATGAACTAGGTGCTAGACCTTGGCAAACTCCACCTGAAATGGCTACAGTTGAGGATGCCATAGATTTTTACATACCTAGAATAGGTAATCCTAAAACTATAAATCAAGTTCTAGGTTTGCTTGAAAGTGGTACACCTTTAACAAACATAGCAGAAACAATGACCTTAGTTGGAACTATGGAGGGTAAACATACTGTTGATGTTGCAGTATTGATGAATCCAATAATAGTAGAATATTTAAAAGGTATTGGTGATATTACACAAACCCCATATAGATTACAAAGAGATGATATGGATATGGAAGCTAGTCCTGTTGTTGCAGAAAAAGCATTAGAAGAACTAAGAAATGAAAACAAAGTTACTGAAGAACAACAAACAGAGATAGCAGACTTATCTAAAGATATATTAAAAGAAGAGAAAAAAGGTTTAATGTCTAGACCTGTGAATGAAGAGGAAGAGATATAATGGGATTATCAGTATTTCAATCATTAGCAATAGGTGGTGGTAAAGCTGCCGAAATTCTACGTGCATCTGATGTTAGAAAATCTAAAGAGTACAATGATGCTTTTAATAACTTTATTGATAATAATGTAGGTGCATTAAAAAAAGCTAGTGCTAAACAAAAACTGCTAACAGGTAGAATGAAAAAAGATATATCTCAAATTGTTAATACATATTTAGCAGACAGTGATTTAAGTGATAAATTAAAATATGAAGTGGCTAATACTATATATGCAAGTCATGGTTATAAACTAGATAATGTGCAAAAAGATGTAACAAGTAGATTAAATAATCATTTAATGAATAATTTAACAGAGACACAAAATCAGAATACTTTTAACTATGTAGATAGTTATATAACTCTTCCAAAAGATATAAAAGCAGAGAGAACATTAGATCAAATAGTACAAGCAAATGTTCAAGAGATAGCACCTATGCCTGTTCTTGACTTAAAAGCAAAGGCAGCAGGTCTTGGTAGATACAAAGAAAGTGCTTTCTTCTCTCCTGATACAGGTAAAATTGAACAAGATTTACTATCTGCAACAGGTTATACACCTGATAAAGACATACCTGAAGGTCCTACCATTCAAACAGCACAACCTGTACCTGATTTAATGGAGCAACAAAGATATAAAAACTTATTATCTGCTTACAAAAAAACAGATTTAGATAGACAAAAGTTGATGAAAGATCTTGAAGTAGGAGAATTTGATACAGATCAAATTTTTAAACTATTTAAGACTCATGAAAGTAATCAGTATGCTAAGAAAGGTCTTGCAACAGGCATTGGTTCTGGTGGTTATTTAACAGCAAAAGAATATGGTGAAACAACAGATCAAGCTAGAATGGATGCTTTTAAAACAACAGTTCAGCAAATAATTTCAGCTAAAAAGCCTCAAGTAGGTGATGCATACATAAATCAAAATACTGTAAAAACCACTTTAATATCTATAGCTCAAGGTTTAAATCCTATTGCAAAAACTAAAAAGTTTGAAATAGGAGGTTTATATGAAAGAAATATTTCAGGAAATAAAACAGAAAAATATATATATCTAGGTGAAGGTGTCCCAGAAATTATTGTAAGCAGAAGTTAGGATTACAAAAATGAGTACACGATTAGCTTTATTATCAGGAGATGGCAAAGAGGTATTTGCTAGAGAAGAAAAAAAAGATGTATTTGCATCTGAAAAATCTCCTGATGTAATACAAAAAGAGACTAGTCAAGATATAATAAAAGGAACTGAATTAAAACAAATCACTGACACAACTCCTAGTGAAGTCATTCCCCTTGATCCCTCCCAACAAAAACTTAGCAAAAAAGATCTAGAAAATGATGAAGAATATTTTAAAGAAATTCTTCAGTACAGAGAAGATAGATTTGGCACTGATAAAAATGAAGGTGCTAATTATGTAATGCTACCTTTTTTAAAACAAGATTTAACCAAAGAAAATATAGTAGATGACTATTTGGATCATTACAGATTTATTACAAGTAATGAAAAAGATGTCATGTCAGAGTTGGATTGGTTGAAAAGTGTAAAGAAAAAAGAACAGTTCGCTCTAGAAAATGCTAAAAATTCCCAAGGTAAAGATGAACAAGATATATTTCTAAGAGAAGCAAAAAAGTTTTCTGATATGAGAAAAAGAGCAGCGAAACTTTACTCAAAAACAACTAGATTAGCAGAATTATATGATAGCAAAAGATATGAAGGAATGTCTGTATATGAGAAAGTAACTGATGTTATTGATACTGTAGGTGGACATATAGCAACACAGATATCTTCTCCTTTAAGTATTGTATCTGTGGGTGCAGGTAAGTTTGTTGCAAAAGAATTAGCAAAAAAAACAGGTATAGGTAAGATATCACAGATATTAATAGCTGCTGCTACGACTGCTCCAATAGATGCTACACAGGCAGGTGTAGTAGATGTTCTTGCTCAAGGTGCAGAAATAGAAATGGGCATCAGAAAAGACTATGATGCCAAAAGAACTGCTCAAGTAGCAGGTGTATCTGCAGTTGTTTCGGGTGGTTTATCAGGTATAGGTCAAAGGTTAGCTCTAAGAAAAGGAGATGGCTTAACTAAGGAAGGTATACAAGAGTCTCTAAAAAAAGTAAAAGCAACACAACAAAAATTAGCAAAACAAAAAATAAAAGAATTAGGTGGTACAGCGAAAGAGTTTTCTGATAGTTTTGCAAAAGATATAGAAAATACTTTTGGTAAAAAAGCAGTTCAAAAATCTAATGGTAAAGTAGTAGGGATAGACACAGAGGTAATAAAACAGGCAGGTAGAGAAAAGTTAGAAGCCTTAGATAAAGCAGGTTATCAAGTTGAAATAATTGAACCTGCAATGAACTTTAATACTTATGAAAGGGTATTAGCAGGTGTTTCAGAATTATTTGAAAGAGGAAGAAACAATATTGATGAATTTTTAGATGTAGATGATGGAATAATGAGAACATTAGGTATGGATAGAGATTCATACATAAAAGCAGGTAAAGCTGAACTAAATAATTTATTTAGACCACTAGGTAAAAACGAACTTATAAGTGAGCGAGTTTTTGAAATTATCATGAATGATAAAGGTTTTGTAAACAAAAATTTACCTATGGAAATATTAGCAAAATATGGGGTAACAAATAAAGATTTTTCTGCGATGATGTTATCAGAATTTAGTAGAGCAGGTAAAAAGCTAAGTACACTATCCCAATTACCTAGGAAGTTAGCACAAGCTAATAGATTAAAAACTGCAGATGAAGTTGCTGAAGAAAATGCACAAATAGCAGTAGATAATAGATTTAAAGAACTATATTACAGATTTGAAAATATTCGTAGAGGAACATTAGTTTCAGGTATAGCTACAGCACAAAGAAATGCGTTAGCTCAATTTCCTAGAGCAGGTATAGATAGCCTTATATATACCTTAGAAAGTGTTTTAAATCCAAATAAAAAATTTAGTATTAGAGGAAGTATGTCTCAACTCAAATATACTTTCACAAATGTTGATGATGCTGTTACTATATCAAATGCTTTACTAGATAATTTTGATGTAGCTAAAGCTAAAATGTGGAATAACTATAGTGAAGTAGGACATAGACTACAAAAAAAATATCCTAATCAAGATGCTTTGTCAAGAGTCGCAGGTGTGACAGTTACAGGTAAAAAAACAAAAGCTCCACAGGCTCTAGATCAGAGACAGGGTATTACTGATTCTGTGTTAGATAAATGGGAATCCTTAATACATCATTTTAATGTTTTTAATAGATTCCAAGAGTCTTTATTTAGAAGAGGTGCTTTTGTATCATCTATTGAAAAGCAATTAATAAATAAATATGGAAAAGATGTAAATCTTGTTAGTTTAATGGATGAAGGAACTTTTTTAAAATACATTGATGAAGATATGATGGCAAAAGGAGTTGATGAGGCTTTAAATTTTACTTATGCATCTCAACCTAAATTTGTTCCTTTCCAAGAATTAAATAAAATTTTTACTAAATATTTAACTATTTTTGCTCCATTCCCTAGATTTATGTTTAAAGCAATGGAAATGGCATATAACTATAACGTGACAGGTGCTATAACAGGTGCTTATAGAACGATGGCTCAAGCAGTTCAAAAAGGTGGTTTAAAAAAAGTAGATGAGGGTGCTTATAAACAATTAGCTGAAGGAATAGTAGGTAGTACAGTTTTGATGCCTTTAGGATATGTGCTAAGAGACCCTGAAAATGGAATAGCAGGTTCTGAGTGGTTTAAGTTAAAAGATAATAAAGGAAATGAATTTGATGCTAGGGTATATGGTCCTATATTAACACCCTATTTATTATTTGGAGAGATTATGCATAGAGCAGAGAGAGGCATTCCTACTGTAGGTAAAAGAGATTTTTGGCAAGGAATATCAGGTGCTAACTTTAGATCCTTTTCTTCATTTGATAGAACTTTAGAGGAGTTTTTTAATCTAGCTCAATCAGGTGATGCTAGAGCTAGGGATAGTTTTTTTGGGGGGTTAGGAAGAACATTAGGTGAGGCATGGTCTGGATATGGACAGTTTTTCTTACAGTTTTCTGACATGAGCCTTGATTCTGATAGAAGAAGAGATTATAAAGAAAATCCAATATATAAGGATATTTTTGATGGTAAATTAGATTCAATAGAAACATCTATATTTGGTAAACCTATAAAAATAGGACAAAGTTTAGATGCTTTTTTAAAAGAATTTAGTTTACCTATAAAAAGAAGAATAGATGCTTTCACAGATAATCCTGATAAACCTTTTGGAAGAGACCCAAGAATTACTGATATACCTGAAAGAGTTTTACCTTTCATGAAAGTTTTATTTGGAGCTACTTTAAATAGAACACCACCTAAGTATATAATGGAATTATCTGAAATGGGTTTTGGTTATGAGGCTTTCATGGCAAAAACCTCAATGGCAGATATCAATAGGTTAGCCAATAAAAATACTGCGTTTATGTTGCAAGAAGAAATGACATATTATTTAGATACATTAAAAAGAGATGATGCTTATAAAACAGATGGTGTTTTTGATAAGGGCAAAGCTCTTGGTGTGGTTGACTCTTACATAAAAAGTATAAAAAAACAAGCTCTCGCAGAGGCAAAAGCAGAAATAAATAAAGAAGATGAATTATTAGGTATGCTCATAAAATATAAATCTATAAATCCTGCAGCAAAGATGTCTGCAGAAAAGTTATATAAAGCTAGAAAAGAAAAAGAATTAAATGTTTCTGACTACGAAATTGATTTTTATGATTATAATGAATTATTTCAACTATTTAAGGAAGCCTCAAAGATAAGAAGTGAGGGTGAATTAAAAAGAAAATTTTTACCTAAGAAACAAAAAGAAGTGTTTAAGTAAATAAAGAACGCATGATACCCATGGCTAATGAAGCACATGCTACCCCATTCACTGTAAGCAATGCTCTATCATGCCATAGGTATGCCATGCCTGTTAGTAGTCCTGTACCTATACAGGATGCTACTAAATCATAAAAAGGTAAAACACCTGCAGACCTGCAGATGATACCTGACATAATCAAGAGTGAACCTGACCATTTTAGATACCATGACAAGTCATGTACAGGTGTAACCTTATTAACGAGTGTCTCCTGAACCTTGTAACTTTCCTCTTTGTTTTCTGTCATTAAGTTTCTCCAAATTGTTTTCCATTATCTTTCCAAGACTGACACCCACTTCAGATGCTAACATGGCACAATACCACAACACATCTCCAACTTCAGATGCTACATCTGATTCTGTTCCGTCACGAATAAGTTTCTTTACCTTACCTGCAACTTCACCTGCTTCGCTAACAAGACCAAGTGAAAGGTAGGGTAGTGCTTCCTTCTTTGGATATATTGCAGTTTCCCCTGCCTTTCTTTGATACTCATCTGCAGTCATCATACTTTTATTATGCAACTGCATGAACTTCTTGGCTTCTTCTTCTAGCTTCTTCACGTTTTACCCTCTCCAAATTTTTAAAATATGCAAAGTTATAACCTCTTTGCCATTCCCTATGTTGCATTGTATTTGGGTTGTAGGGACTTACTGTAGCTATTATTTTATTTTTGTTAACAGTTTGTATGTACTGTTTACCTTTGAATGCATTTACCCCACGCTCAAACTGAATACGTAGGGGTGCATCATACTTACTTAGATTTGGATTCCTTTTTTTCTTCAATTTCATTGGCTTGTCTCCTTTCTAAATATTTCATTATCATTGATAGTCTGTCATCATACTTGCCAATCTCTCCTATCTCTTTATCCATAGCTTCTATGATATCAGAATGTTCTCCAATACCTGTAGACCTACTTAGATAGATTTCAACATTGGCAATATGTTTGTTAATGTGTCCTACATAATAGGACTTCAAAGCCGATAATAACATCTCTCTCATTTTAGTCTCCTTTCTTTACTTTGCTTCTATGTCTACGATCTCACAAGCACCTGCAGTACAAGCAAGTTCTTTGCTTCCACTTGTAGTATCTTCTTTCTCGTAATCTCTTAACTTGCTCCAATCTATAGCAGTTGGCATGAGCTTTGTCAAATCATTATACTCTTCTTCATTTATATCTTGATAGGGAGCTTGTTTGTATGTATGCTCACTAAAAGGTAAGAAAGAGATACCTGATACTTCATCAAAGTTGTCATACACCCATGCACCAACACTCATCCACTCATGCTCTTTTACAGATATAGTTACAGATGGTTTATGCTCACACCAATACCTTTGGAATACTAACCAATAGTCTAACTGTTCTATTGCAGACATCTCAGTTCTAGTGATAGCACCTGTAGGTGATTTCATAGGAAAGCTAAACACAGTTGTGCTATCAGGCTTCATGACATCAGGCTCTGCAGGTATTCCTGCTTCTTTCATGAACTGTGTTATAGGGTCTTTGTTGTCACCACGTACAGTTCTAACGTAGAAAGGATTATGTCTTGCATGTATTCCTGATGCACTGTCAACTAATTGGCTAACTGTGCCACTAGGTTTGATACATGTTATAGCAGTTGACTGTGGTATGCCTAAATCTTTAGCAATTTTCTTGTTAGTTTCTACTGCAACTTCTCTTAATATTTGCAAGTTAACATTCAAATCACTATTATTAGGAGACAAAACAGGACAGTCAAGAATACCTGTTAAAGATACCCCTAGCAGTCTTTCTTGCTCTGTGTTTTCTTTCCACACTTTTCTTAGATATTTAAATTTAGTAAGTGTAGATTGGAACGTACCAAGAATAGTAGACAATCTAACTTTATCTTTTAGTGTTTCTAATGTATCTGTTTCTCTGCATACAACCTCTGTAAGATTACAGAACTGATAAGGTCTAAGTATAATCTCACTGCATGGATTACAACCAAACTCATAGTCAGTTTCTCGTCTACCATTCTCTGATGCTTTTACTTTAGCAGATTGACGATTAAAGATACCACGTTCGCCTGATTTAGATTCATACAAAGATGTCCACTCTCTCATGAATGTACCCATCTCAGGCTTACCTTTAAATGCGACAGAGTTGTTGGCAAGTGCTCTTTGTCCTTCATTCTCCCACCATTGACCTGACTTAGCGTGTCTCATTTGGTCATCGCCTAAGTTAGACAAAGAGATGAGAGCAGAACGTCTGACACCACCAACAACTACAACTTCTCCTATCTTGCACATGATATCATGACACTCAATAGGAAATAGTCTTCTGCCTTTTGCTCCTGTAAACTTTTCAATACAAAACTGAAATAGCTCTTCCAAAGGAGCAGGACCTGATGCTCTACCACCAAAAGTTTTTAGTCTAGCACCTGCAGGTCTAACCTGTGAAGTGTCCCAAGTTGGGACTTGTCCAACGTATAACATAGCTATAAGTTCTCGTAAAGCTCTTGCCCAACCTTGTCTGCTATCATCTACTTTGATTGTTGTAGTGCTATTCTCAAAGTGTTCATTTACTACAGGTAACTTGTCAACATTCTCTCTTTCAACAGAGAAGCCAACACCTGTGCCACACATAAGAATATACATACACTCATCAAAGCTACGTGGACTATCCACAGGTATGTAACTGCAGTTGTAACCTGCTACATGACATCTATCTAAAGCTACACCTGATGTCATCAAAGCTCTCATGCTAGGCATAATACCTAAAGACATGATAGCATTTGACAACTTCTCTTGTAATGCTTTTGTAATCGTGTAATTGTGATTACTTTTAAGATGGTCTTTCATGTAGTCAAAATATCTATCTACAGTTTCAATCCATGTCTCTCTTCGTTGCTCGTCTTCTTTCCATCTAGCATATCTAGAGAGAGCAATAAAATTCTGATAATCAGTTGGTAAGTAGTTTTTCATTTAAATCTCCTCGCTAATCGCTCTCATGTGTTTTATTTTTACACCTGATAAATCATGTACATAGTCTTGCATATGATCTTGTATTTCTTCATCAACCCTGCCATCTGCAGGAACAGGATATTCTTCAGGGTCAATATCCAATGTCATCATAACCTTAACTCTTATCTTCATCTTCAACAACATCTATTAACTCATTGAGATACCATTGTGCTTTATATAAGTCTTCTACACCATTCTTGTACCTGTATCTCCAAAGGTACTTCATTATATTACCTTGTAAATAAAACTCAAAACCTTTATCTGTCATTGCCTTTATAGCTTGTATAGTTTCAATACCTGCTTTGTTGTAATGAGGTGGATGATTTACCATATCATCTTTTTTCCCTGACAAATATTTAACTTTTTGTTCTTTTGTTTTCTCTTCCATTTCTTTTGCTTTCTTTCTCATATATTCTATATGTTTTAACATTATTTATCCTCACTTCTTTTTAATGCACGTTCAAAGTTAACTTTTATCACGTTATCAGTTACATTGTCAATAGGCATTGACTGTTTTATGTCTTGGTTGTCAGGGGTGTTTAAAAACTTTTCAACTGATTGTCTTACTTTTTCACTATCTTCCATCATAGTTATGCCTGCACAAACCATCTGACAAAGATGTTGTAAGCTCCAAAAACTTTCATCATCTATGTTAGCTCTTCTAGCCTGTATTGCAAGTTGATATTTACCATCCCAATAGCCTTGCTCATCTATGGATGGTATTACTTCTACAAAAAAATGATTTCCTCTGTTATTATATTGTGTCATATTATCTCCTTACTTTTTTTCCAACAAACTTTATGAAAGATAGGTGTTTGTTTTTACCTTTTTCTTTTAACCAATCTTCAGGTATTATTCTGTCGTAATACCTAAACTTATGTTTTATACACCATTCGGCATAAGAAGTTTTAGAACCTTTATACAACTTAACTCTGCTATTTGTAAACACAAACCTAATATCTAATTTAGGATGTTGCTTTTGTATAGCCAAATGTTTACGTCTATCAGAAGCTAGAAACCTTCCTTTTGTTTCTATAATTAAACCATTGTCTAAGATGAAGTCAGGGGTATAGGTGCGATAGGCTAAGTCTTCCCATTCTATCTTAATAGATTCATAAGAAAATTTAAACTTATTATCTTTCAGGTAAATGGATAGCTTGTGCTCTAATCCACTCCTATACCCATGCTTGATAGCATTTCTACGTTCTCTATGTGGAGACACTAAAGTAGCCTTCTCCAACCTGTGAACGGATTGAACTCATAAGAATCATGAGAATAAGTAACACCAAGAGCTTTCATCTCTTCTTTTACTGCTTCGTCTGCTAACTTCTTAGCTTCCATAGCTTCTCTTAAACCTTTGGTTCTCATCTCACGTAGAGTTTTCTTAGCTTCTGCTAATTCTTTCTCCATCGTTTCAATGTCCTTGTTAAGTTCTTCTATCTTTTTTGCATCTGTAGTCATTATTTTATGCTCCATATTTTCTTTGCTTCTTCTTTCATCTTACCATTCCACATCCATGAATCTAGGTTAGGATAAACAAAAGAAGCTAACTCATGCTTATCATCACTGATAGACAAAAACCTCTGTATACTGTAAGCAACTTTCTCAAGTTGTTTCTTGTATGAGGTTAAGTTTTTAAGTGTGAATGTCTTATGCTCTTTAGGTGTAGCAAAAAACAAGTCAACACTATTCTTTGGGTATGCCATAGAATATAATGCCATCTGTCTCTTCTGTGCTTCTGTCGGTTGTGATGGCATTCTAGTAGATGTTTTTAAATCTACTATTTTATCTTTAAATCTAAAGTCTATGTAACCCATTATTGGTACAGGCAGATCATCTAACTGCACCTCAACTTTTTCTTGATAGTCTTCTAAGTCTTCATACTTAAAGTTTTCATCAATTATGTTTCCAAAGTTCTTTAACAAGCTCCTTTCTTTTTCTGTTTTCTTGTCTCCTAAATCAATCATAGACTCAGTACACAATGTCATGAACTTCATGTCTAACATGTTATAATCAAACTTACCTTCTTTATATTTATTAGCAAGTACAAACTCTGATGCAATACCTCTTATTGCACCTGCACCACTTGATGATTTAGCTTTAAACAAATACCTAGCAACCCACATAGGTGGGTCACTAATATATGTATTTATACTACTAGGTGAAAGGTAGTTGATACCATGTGCTTTGAAAGCATTATTACTTAGCATCGCTATCCATTTCTACATCAATGA